CGCCAGCTTGCTAACATCCTCCCACCCACGTTTCAATCGAATGCGTGGGCGCTGCCTGACTCCCGACATCCAGATAACTTCTGGTGATGGGTCTTCAGTGAAGAACTGAAGAAGGGCAGTGTGGTCGTTGGTCGGAACTACCGAGCTATGTTGCGAAAGCTTCATAGTTTGATATTCCGTCCGCTGTAGTTTCTCATTGTACCTGGTCTTTTTGGTACAGCGCGATCCTACAAAAGACGTCCAACCAACCTCGCCTTGAGAGATAGACACGATAGGCCATGGGCCTACCGCAACTGTCTGTCGTAGCACTTCGGATGCGATCCACCAACCTCTTGCAAAGAAGTTGTTTGATTGCTCCAAAGCTGATACGACACTCTCAGGGCGGCGAGTGCTGGCCATCGTAGTTACATAGGCCGGGGTGATATCGTACCCCATCCATGCTTCAACGCCACAAGATTCTCGGAAGCTTCCGCTCCTGAAAGTCTTGTCTGCGTTGATTTGGAAACCTAAGTAACCCAATAGATCGGCCAGTATCTCTCCCGAATCTTCGGGTATGATGATATCATCACCGAAGACTTGGATCTCAGTACAGACCTTATTCAGGTTTGCCGTATTCACAACCAATCCCCTCGCGTAGAGGGTAGAGGAAATGGCTAGGGCAGCGAAGAATATCGACTGTACTGGGAAGGTGCAAGCGGACCCCATCGTACTGAACTTTTTCAGTTTGAGATGGCTAGGTTGCTTTTTGTCGATCTCTTGACGCAAAGTAACAGTCCGAGCTGCGGAGAGTGCCTCTAAAAGAGATGGATTTCTCCTAAAGAGACGCTCAACGTGCCAACAAGTCAGATAATCACTGGCAGACGACAAGTCGACTGTCCAGTGAGAACCTGTCTCGGAGGCGAGCCGTGCGAGAACTTGGTTCCCCGTTTGATCACGAAACGTGATCGAGCGGCCCAAGAATATTCTTCGCACGCGATCCTCGAGGAAATCCCAGATGATCTGTTGACACCATTGGTGTGCAACAGGTTCAGCTGCGATGAGCCTAGGACCCTTCTGGGTCTTTGGCACGGAGATAAGCTTAGATGACGGTTCGTCATCGAAGCCGCCTCCGTTTTCGAGGACGTAGTCAGCCCATAGTCCGAAGTTCGCAAAAGCGAACTCTGAAAATGGGAAGACTGACTCCAGCTTTTCAGTCCAAGTCGGAAAAACATACTTGTTTTCTCCTGATTGTTGGTCTGAAACAGCACCAGGTCCATGCCTAGGTCTCCAATCCCTGGGTTCGAAAGAACCCAGGGATGTAGCTATCCTATCGCAGACTTGCGTTAGGATGGCCAGGAGATGACTGCCTGCCCATCCTCCCAAGAGATCGGGAGGCCAAGCACCGTCGCGATGATGAAGATCACCAAAAGTAAGATGATCTGCACCGGTCGCGACGGCTTGGGGATCGTTCCAGTCACTGGAAGGGTCCTCAAGGCAGTCTTCAATGTCGAAGAAAGATTGGACAGCATCGAAATGCTTCCTCTTTTCACAGTCAATCTTTAGCTTCTTTGCAAAGTTATACAACTGTCGCAAAGCCGCTATAGCATTGACATCGGCGTTGAACCTAAGCATACCGTCCTTATCGAACACACGTAAGATCAACCCCGAGAATAGTTTCGGGATAGGTCTCCCATTCCAACGTTTCCCCGAAAGGGGTAGGTTGGGTTGGGTGTACGTGCCCAAAGAGATACACTTGTCAAAGTGTTTCCCTAAGGCAGGAAGGTCTAGCGTATAGAGTGTTAGACCTCTCCGTTCGATGAGAAAGGAGAGCCGCGCTTGATCACGCAGCAGCTCCTGACGGTCACCGGGGAAGATGTTCATGCAATCGTCTATGATCGCATGAACCACTCTCGTAAGACTATTACCGTAGCTCTTAGTCATTCCTAGTAGCTCCTTGAGCTGTTGGGTGATGACGCTGGGCTAGGTGATATCCTTACCACGCAACAGGTAACTAAGGTTACCCGTTCGTCAAGTCGTCCTAACTAGGGGATTTCTCCCCTAGTTAGGTACTGGGAGTCTTAAGACTCCCAGTAGACCAGATCGGCGATCCGATCGTCGTCGGCGGTACCGGTAAGGGCTGCATTCCCGATCCAATGGAGCAATCCATGGACCCAGTCTGCAGTCGTTCCGGCCGCCAGCGTCTTCGGAGTCCGAAGGGTAAACGACATGACGATGTACGTGTCTTCCAGGTACGTAGAGCCGTCGGCATAATAGACCCGCGTGAGTTCCACATTGTGGCGCTCAAACGGGACACTCATGACCGACGCATTGCTCTCCGTCGAGTGACGGACTTTCATCCGCACTTCTCCAACGGAACCCCGAGCAAGATACTCGGAGCCATAGGAGTCCTGGTTGATTTTCTTGAGGGTATTCGTAGCCCCACCGGGGCCACCCGCAAGAATAGTTTGGGTATCACCCAACATAGTCTTACTTCCTTATGCAATCTCGGATAGCCACTATTTCCGTAGAACGTAGAGGGAACCCAAGATCGACAGTTGCCCTTTCGAAAGAAAGGGTGTCTTGGCTGACAAGCCAGGTGGTATCAAGAAACGTTCTTTTGTTTCTTTGGTACCTGACCACGTCGTGTCGCTGGTGATCCAACCTGGAACACCAACGAGCTTGTCTTCCCGTTCAGTAGTTGTGTGAACACACAACACCACTGATTCGGCAAGATAGCCGACTGAGTTGTTACTAGCTTGGATGAGATCACCCATGCTAGTGAACCAGTCGACTAGCCATGACCACGGCAAAGCATTCCAAACGTTTATTGGAATCTGAGCCGTGGATAGGCCAGCGAGTGCTCTTCGGATCGCATTTCTTTGATCCTTAGAACCATTTCTCAAGTTAGAGAAACTGGTAGTGGGCTTCCAATAACAAAAAGCCCAGATGTCACGAGTAGTGACAACCTTGTATTGAGAATCAGCGAAGAAAAGGACGGATTCCATCGTAAAGGAACCAGACTCTTCTTCTTGATCTTTTTCAAGCTGCACTCGACGTTTGAGAACTCCATTGTTGAGATCCTCGATTTCCTTGACGCGTTTTTCGTAAGCGCCCGAGAAGTCAAGCATCTTTCCAAGGTCAGAAAGGAGAGGTCTAATTCCAAACTGCCAGTTCAGATTAGCAGAACCAGCAGACTGGAGTATAGAACCTCCCCGATTCTTAACCAGGAGTGGTATATCCTTCATTTCAAAGATGAAATTAGGGATACTAACGTGTGCTCGAGCAGGATTGGAGTCAGCGGCCGCGCGAGTGGCCAATGCTACATTACTGTCTCGAGGGATACTGATATGCGCAGGAATGCGCCGATTACTTGCGTATTCGGAACAAGACCTGTGTGCAATACCGGAGGCATGGTTGTCTCCAGTAAAATGCCCCTTGGAAGTAATAACCACAGAGTAGAGTGGATTATTACCATGAGGGTTACCAGTCCAGTCTTCCATGTAGGAAGATGAAGAGATCTCGGAGGAATAAGTTTTTCCACCGGTACCTTTCATTCTCCAACCCGACGTGTATGTCGGACCCTTACTTCGGGTACGGAAGCCCATCACGTTATCTCCTTAGGAGTTCGACCATTGTCAGCAGGAGCAGCAAGTGCTGAACGCTCGTGAAAACAAGCGCTGAGCCACCCTCACCATGAGG